AAATTACCAGATGAAGCTTTTGAAAAACTTACGTGACTTGCAGTTAAGAATACGGCGTCATCGCCTTTTTGACCTTCAATTGATTTATTTATTGTATATTCTAAGTCAAAATTCTTATTATCTACTGTAGCTCGGAATGTAAATGTTGCGGATCTTGTCGTCCAACCAGACAGAGAATTAGCCGCAGGAGTTAGAGTATATGCTCCATTAGAAGCTATATCCGCTGTTAATCCTCCGACAGTTGCAGAGCCTACTACCGAGAATGTAACTCCTGATGTAATAAATGCGCCCGCTTTGAATATTTTAAACACTCCACCCGCATTTATAATTCTACCAGAAGGATTATGTAAAGCATCTATCAAATGACCATCACTATCTGCAGGCTCTACATGAACTTGATTTGTAAGAAACGGTGTAATAGAATCTGCACCGCTGTTTACTGCATAAATACTTACGGTATCTTCAGCTACTTTTGTATCAACACCATTTATGGGCTCAAACATCTGTACTGTTACATTTTTTACCGGATCAGTTGCAATAGTTGGTAATACAGCATTGGCATTACCAGCTACAGGTAAAGTAAATTGAGTTGCAGTAGCAAATCCTCCAGTTGTATTCACAGAGCCTTTATCAACAATAGTTACACCATCTACTAAAAAGGATAGTTTTATTCCTGTAGGAAGATTATCGGGCCCTTGAAGATCTACTGCAAAATTGACAGAGGTAGCAGTTCCAGACTCTATGGTCGTAGAATCATCTTTATCATATCTAATAATTGAAGTGCTTTGTTTTAGTCGTACAGCTCTTGCATTGTCTCCCGGAGAAGCAAACTGAGCTACTAAGCTTGCAGTCTTCCATCCCATAGGAGCTGTGGTTTGATTGTAAGTTTGGGGTATTGTTATGGCATTTCCAGATAGGTCATCAGAAACAGTTGCCGCTATTTTCCATACAAATTTTTGTGTAGAAGTCGGGCTTGGTTGATCCTCCAACCAGTCATTACCAAAATTAGCAAGAGCACTGTCTGCAAAGCTGAAAGTAGCAGCTGCAGGAGCGTTAATTCCTGGGCCGGACGAATTGTTATTTCTATAGTACAACTCTACACGAACAGCACCGTCCTTTCCTGTTATTGATTTTGATAGAGATTGAATACTGTCTGCTGTAACTAATCTTTCTCCTACCTTTGCTTCTATAACATACTTAATTACTTCTGTATTTTCCGAAGGATGAGTAGAGTGATCACTGTTATGAATTTCATGATCGCCAATAGTAACAATATTTGTATTTGTATCAACAGATAAAGTGCCAAGAGTTATATCTCCCCCGGCAGGATCAACATCTTTTATGTACCATTGATTTGCAGCCAAATTTGTGCCGGAGGGCTTACCAGTTGAACCAGTATTTCCAACATAAGTTAATACATTTCCGCCACCAAAAACTTCAAATGTAGTTCCCGATCCAGGGGCCGGACCCTTTCCATCATTATTAGTATCTTCAACATTTCCAAACTTATCAGTAGAAATTACATGAGCCATATTTGAATTAACTACCGCTAATCCACCAGTACCTTCTTTTATCTTTGCAATAGATATACTGTCTGTAGCAGATACAATAGGAACACTTTGAGCAGTAGAAGTTGTCCAGCCGTCTGGTTTTTCTGCTACTTCTACCTTAAATACTGCACTGCTAGAACTAGCAAATACTCCTGAAGTAAAAGTAGTGGGAACTGAAAAGTTTGTAGTTGCTTGTGTTCCTGAAGGATCTGTCCAAACACCGACACTTCCTGCAGGATCAGTAAATCTAAACAAAGGATCAATAAAGTTGAAAGCATCTGCAGTAATTACTATGGTGCCAGAAGTGCCGTTATGGGAAGGATTTCTTCCTATATCATCGTATACTACAGAATAGTCTTCTGCATTTATACTTGCTGTGAATCCTTGACTTCCAGAAGCTCCGTCTTTTACTTTAAGAATAGAAAAAGTTTTTGTAATTAATTGTGTGTGGTCGCTCTTTTCTCGTACTTCAACTGTAAACTCTAAGTCCTCTCCATTAGAGTACGGAACAGGGTTACCTGCGTTGTCTACCTCTCGAATATAAATTCCATCGGTATTTCCGTCTACAAAATCAGAATCTGCGGTTCCTGATACGGAATCAAATCCTGTACCTGTTATTTTAAACTCAGGATTATCAAAAGATATTGGTCTAACCTCTAGAGTAATATTACTGTATAAAAGAGCACCAGATGAATTAGTTAGCTGTGAAATAGTTCCTTGATTATTTTCTTCATACCGAATAAATGTAACATTACTGTCTACAAGCGCGTCTCGTATTCCTGTTATATCTGGATCAGTAGTTAAGAAACTTCTAAAGTTTCCATTGTGACTTAATTTACCAAGTATGAAATCTTTTCTAAAGTCTAAAGAAAGTTGATCTTTGTAGTATGCTTTACTTGTAATTGCATCAGTTACAGTGCCATTTCCTGTAGCACCCGTACCGATAGTAGTTTTATTAATTCTAAACTTAGTAAAAATAGTTGGGTCACCACTATTTGGAAGAACTTCAGTAATTCTAGCTGAGTCATAATTTACAACTGACCCTCCATTTCCTGTAAGACCAGAAATCGTTACAATGTCACCTACTTGAAAAGAATGATCTTCTCCCGTTTCATATGTTATAACTCCGGTGGAGCCGTTAACGTTTGCACCAGTAATTGTATTTGTTTTATAAGAGAATGAACGATCAATATACATTACCTCATCACTTTCAATAAGACTAATTCTTGCCATCTTATCGTCAGCAAACTTTAAAACATTTGTTAGATTTAAAGAAGTAAAATTACTACCAGCACTTCCAGTAACTTTTGAACTTTCATTTTCAATTGTTACTACACCATTCTGTAGAAGCCAAATATCTGGGTTATCAGGAAAATTAAGAGTAGGTTCATTTTCGTTGTATGTTTTCTTTATCTGCAGTATTTGGTCATACCAATAATCTACACTGCCTTTTGTATCAGTAACATGATTTGCTAATACAAGGTGTCGGGAACTTTGAATACTAGAATTATAGTTTTTTATTACAACAAAGGCTTCATCGTTAAGAAGTGTTCCAGTATTTGTAACCCACCAAGGAAACTGAGATGGATTAGCCCTGTACTGAGATAAAAGGCTATAATCCAATCCATCTACAGTTACGTTCTGCCCTGTGTCTTTTGTTTCTCTGGGAGAGTATAGAACGACGGGATTAGTTGCGAACTTAAACTTTTTATTCGCTTGTCCCGGGCCTGTACTAATAACAGATCGAGTATTTGTAATTCCTCCTTTTAAAAGACCAAAAATTCTGGGATGAGTTCCTGAGTAAAAGTCTTCTATAGTTATTACTGTAGTAGCGGGCTCTGAAGTTCTACCCCTAGCGTCCCTTGTTCTCACAACTATTGTGTAAGATCCATCTGGAACTTCATCTACTGCAAGAGTTGTATCGGTAACCATTTCAGTGCCCGGTCTACCAGGAATTCCAGTGGTTACTTCATACTCAACAACATTTTCTGAATTTTCTGGTGGAGCCCATTGAATTACAAGCTCTTCTCCGGGTTTATCCATATTTGACATACGCAAAACTCGTAAGCCTTGCGGAGGCTCTAGTTTTGATTTTGGCCCGTCTATAGGAAATAAAGGATCATCCAAAGTAGGAGAAAAGTTAGTTTCAATACTATCAAACTTTTCGGGATGGTATTCTGCAGCAGCAATATTGTATAGATTATCTTCATCGTTTACGATAGAAAGAATTTTATACTGTTTATAAGAAGCTTCAGTAGGATTATTTGCATCATCTTTTAATGCCCAAATCTTTCCGTGCAAAGCGCTTTCTTTTTCAGAGTCTGAAAGTTCAGTAGTTGTAAGAACACTTGTCCCTGCAGCAATTTGAGCCTCTGTCTCAGAACAAGACACTTCTTTAACTCTAGTTCCTGTTGTATAAGATAAGTTTAAGAGAGTGCCATTGTCTCCGTAAGCATCTCGTGTAAACTTTTCAAAATCTTCTTCTGTCCAAGCTCCATTAGTGCCGGAGCCCGACTGATCAACAGTAACGGTAACATTATCGGCATCTTTCCAGCTTGATATAGTATCTCCAGTATCATAAGTTACGTTACCTACTGTAGCGCCTTCATTCAGTACAACTGTTTTTTCTGCAAGAAGCAAAGAAAGTTTAAATGTTGGTGATGTAGAAGATATTATATTTTGAGCAATAGAACTACCATCCAAGGTCTCGCCTAGATTTCTATCAAGAGTAATTGTTGACACTCCGGAGCTTTTTGTTATATTTACAACTCTTCCACCATAATTAAAACCATAATCATGATTGTCCTGTACATTTATAACATCTCCAGGAGCTAAAAATACTGCGTTAATTGCTGTTTTAAAAGCTACTACTTCTGTTTGATTAATAGAAGTCCAAAGCTTCCATCTACCGTACCTTACAGCCTGCCCTCTTGATGTACAACCAAAAGCCAAAGCTTTACCCTTTACTACTTTTCCAGTTTTTACTATATTTTCTCGATCTTCTACAAAGAGCGGTTCTCTTTTGTATTCATTTTTAGGATTATTCCAAGTTACTACAATTTGATTTTTTCTAGTTTTACTGCCTGTTTGTTCATACTCAAATTGACCTTCTACTACATTTGACTTATTAAATGTATATACAGGAGCCTTTTTTTCATCCATCACGGCAGTTAGTTTACCATCCATCCAATATAGCATACCTCTAAATATAGTAGCCATATCTTTTAAAACTTTGTAACAATCTGTAGCTTTTGTAAGGTAAAGATTTGCTCTAAAACGGGGCTCAAATCCTCCGTTTCCATCTGGCACTAGCTCATCACAGTATCTTGCAACTTTGTACAAGGAAAAAATATCTATGTCAATATCTTTTACAAACTCTCCAAGGCCATACCTGTCATTAACGAGCATATCATGAAATACCCATGCAGGGTTATCTGTATACACTTTTTCCTTTCTAAAAGTCCCTGTAAAAAATTTAGTGGCGCTGGAAGTTCCGTCTTTAAAAGTATGTTGTCCATACAATCTTTGAGCATCAGGAAAACTACCTACAGATTCAGAGCTTGTAAGATTTGTATGCTCAGCAGTTATTAAACCAAACTCTTCTCGGGGCATATAATTATCAGGCACTAATACTTTCATACCATAACACTCATAGTTTCTACTTGGCATACTAGTAAACTGTCGAGTGTTAAAAGTAACATTTGCTACTGCTGTATAGGGATAGTGCACTCTATCAGTAATTACTCCAAGTGCCTGTGAGATACCCCCTGAGTGAATACCCTGATAAGTATTATCACTATGTCTAAACCCAATATTTGGGTAGCCATGAGCTCTACCACTACCATCTTCTGTATTATTTTCACTATTCGTAATTCTGACGACTACTATTTTGAATCCTGAGTAAGGCTGATAAGGGCGAAGATTAATTGTGTGAGTAAAAGTTACTCCGCTTAAATGTTTTCCTCCGTGCTTTATGAATGTATTTTGTGGATCTAAAACATCCACAAAAGTTTGATTATTACTAGTTACTATACTATCTTCAGGGGAGGAACTGTTAGCATCTAAGTCTGCCATAGGAACCCATAAACCCCCTTGAGTACCAAGCTGTAAAACAGTAGGGGAAGTAACGCTTAGAGGAGCTCCTTGATGATTGGTAATAAACTGCTTTCTTAGTTCATCTCCGACAGTTGTATCGCCCTTGTAAAATCCTCTATCAGTAAAAGTAACTCCGTCTTCATTTTGTGTAAAAATTCTAATTACATATGCTGCTCCAGCTCCTTCCTTATCTCCGGTATCTTTATTTAATAAATACAGTCCAGCATTGTATCTGAATATTAGTCTTACAGAGTCTATTTCAGCAGCAGCATCCCCAGTATAAACAATACTTTTAGGAGCTCCTGTATCTAACTTTGCTACTGAGGAAACAGGAAGCGCTACTGTATTTACTCCTGCATCTCCACTTAAATTTTCTATAGGGTCTTGATCTACTGTTCCGGGCCTAAACTGATACCCTGAAGACGGAATTTTTTTATAATCATAATTTCTAGTTTGCACCCCATTACTGCTAGTATAAATTGGGGAGGAAATAGAAAAAGAACTATTTGTAAAAGCTTTAGAAGGAGCAGTAGCTAAAGTTATAGTATTATCTGTTATATTATTGATTTTTCTTAATTCAGAAACTCGGACTGTTAAATTAGCGCCCGATTGAGTAATCCAACTAGAGTTTTCCAGATTTTTTGTTGAAAGAGCTATTTTAATGTTATCTGCACCGCGTTGAAGTATCATTCCGGAAACAAATCTATCCCCACTCTCGCTCCATACTTCTACAATGCCATTTCCGTCATCAAAAGCACTTTGTCGTATATTTCTACGAGTTGTTGTTACAGCATTAGGCAAAGATGAAAAATCACCATCTAATACTAATTCAAATCCTGTTTGTTGATTATTTGCTGCAGGGGCGCTAGTACTATTGTATGCAATTGTTGTAGAACCTGCTGTATTCACAAAATTATATAAATTGTGAATAAGTAAAAATCTTGTACCAAGCTGACCAGGACTAGGAGAGTAATCAAACTCAGCATCTTTATAATTGTTTATAGTAATTGTAGCAGTCGCAGGGTCAGCAGAGCTAATACTAAGTCCTGTAGTTGATGTTACTCCGATTTCACTATCTGCAAATAATGAATCATCGTTTAGGAATATACTTTTTCCACCAAAAACCAAACCTTGTATAGGCCCTTCTGAAATAACATCAGTCACAGAAAGCACCTGCTCCGTAGAGCCGGCGTTCATTCGAGCCCTAATTGCAGCTTCCATATCACTATCAGTAATTTCTGGTACGTACATATTTTTTCTCTATTTAAACGGCTAGTTTAGCGGCGTCTTGAGTTTTTGATGAAAAGTAGGATCCAGCACCTTCGTATATTGAGCTACCATTCGCTCCTATCATAGAGTTTAATCCGGCATTTGCTCCCATCATCTCAAACGAAATGGGCTGACCTGGAACTCTTAATTTTCCATATAGAACAGGTACAGGATCTCCTTGTATAATATTTTGCGCTTGACCATTAAATAAATAAGATTGATCTTGCTCAAACTCTGCATCTACCGAAGGATCAGGGGCCATCATTTCAGCAAGACCTGATATGGCTAGTCCTATAGCTAGTCCTATAGCTATTTTTCCTGCTAGAGTACCTGCTGCCATTGCAAATCCTGCAGTTAATCCTCCGAAAGTTCCTCCTACAGCGGTTCCAAGAACAACTTGAAGACTATTAGCAAAAACTAAATACCCTCCTACAGCTACTAAAGCAACTATAGCAACTGCAGCGAGTATTTTTCCAAAACCTTTACCAGAGCCGGCGGGAACAGGAGTAACTACAATATCTCCTTCTCCTATGGTCATTATACATTCTTCTAAGTACTCTACTTCTTGTCCACCGATTTCTATGTGAAAGCCAACCTCTTCTTCATGTTTTTCTGCTAAATACGGCATAAATTCTGAAAAGTTTGCATCTAAACATTTAAAAACTTCTGCGGTATTTTCACAGTCTATTTGCATATGGGGCAAAAACTTATCTCCCATTTCACCTTCAAAGTATACATTACGCAACATATCTATACGCCTTATCAATATAACTTATCCAAAAAGGATAAAGATTTTCTCTACAAGAGAGACGATTAGTAGCATGATGATAAAATACATCATTTCCCAAAAAAACTCCGCAGTGATTTGCTACCTCAGAGTCTATTTTAAAAGTCAAAAGATCATTTTCCTTCAAGTCATTTATATCGATCTCTTCACCTCCCCACTGTTTTACTATTTCCGGACAAAAATAGTCTAATCCTGTGTCTTTATTGTACCATTCTTTTTCCCACAATATTCTATTCGGTATATACATACCTTTTGATAAATAGTAGTCTCTTACCGCTTCGAAACAATCCGTCACCCCAAATTCATACTCTCTACCATAAAGCTCTGTTAAATCTTTTTTTGGCTTTACTACTGCCATTTGCATATCGGGGTAAGAAAAGATATAGTAAGGTATTCCTAAAGCATTGCATTGATTGATATCTGGGGTGCTTGGTTCGGGGCTTTCATCGGGGTGGCTATGCACAACGCCCACTATATCATGAGTTCTTTTATACTTTATGTACTCACTAGAGTCCATAATAAAGTTTTCATTTACTTCTGCTATATTTTTACAGGGTAGCCACTCTGCTTTTCCCTTTTTTATCCCTAAAAGGCCACAGCCTTCTTTTGGGTATTCTTCTGCAAAATGACTTTCTATTTCAGTCAAAAAGTTTTGTATCATCTTATTCTACGAGTTCCAGGGAACCCTCCAAATGGTAGTGAAATATTATTGTTAAAAGTTGCTAGAGGCGCTCCGTGATAACGACTTACACCAGTATAATTTGCAATGCTGCCAGTTGTATCTGTACCTCTATCATTTACAGCTCTTGGATTTGGATTTACAACGTTGAATCCTACTCCGGCTCCCCCGCCTTGAATAAGCACACTTGCTTGGTAACGAGCTTTACAAGATTGCAATAGTTTTCCGCATACATCTGCTTGCATCCAAAAAGCAGGATTATCGGCAGGAACCTTTGCTCCAGGCCCAGGATTTAAGGTAGTGCCCGGGCCACTACGCCTCATAGCTTTATAAACTATTCCATTATCATACACATAATCATTTTGCCTATTATCTACTTCATTAACCTCGTATGTATTTCCAGGTCTCCAAAGCTCATAAGTTCTTACAACTCTCCAATTTCCGCTACCCTCAAAAGGATCACTTGTAGTACCTTGTATTAAACATTGATAATATATGCCATTATGAAATGCAAATCCATTTTTTCCATATGAGGCTCCGCCTCTACTTGCATGAGTTGTATCGTGTAATAAGGTTATTTGAGAGTCTGTCGTTCTCACATCGTCTTTGAGAACTAAAGGTTCATCATCAATAGTAAAAAATAATAATACATCATTTGTACCATCTGATAAAGTATTTTTCCAATAACAAGCACTTTTGACATTAGTATTTGATTCAGTCCATTGTTTATATACCCA